CGGTAGAGTCCGGGCCGGGTTTCGATCAGCTTTCGGCGTTGGCCGGTCGTGTTCCAGAAAGCCGCGCGGATTTGGCGTTGGGTGGTGTGGGTGTACATGGCCATCCTTTCAATAAACGCAGATACCACTCGAATAGCACGAAGCCGGGGCGCTGCCCTCTGGCACGTCGCCGGGGCGCAGGATGTACAGGGGAGCGCCTCGCGGGTCAGTCTGAATGTACGCGGCCAGGGGTTGATGCTGCGCAAGGATTGCACCAAGGCGGCGAATCGCTCCCGTTTCACGGTCCGCGATGCGACGTCGGTAGGTTTTGCTGACGCCTTGGCCGTGCAGGTGGGTTACAAGGTACGGCTTGCCGTCCTGGTCGCGCTCGATCGTGTAATCCGCGTAATTGGTGCCGGTCCCGCATTCCAGCTCATGCCATCGGTGCAGGGTGCTGGAGATTCTCCGCAATTGATCGACCTCATCGGCCGTGAATCCAAGGGCGGCGAGGGTTTGCGCGAGGTGAGCGCGGCGGGTGTATTCAGATTTTGTCATGGTGTCATCCCTTGTTGGTGAAATCAGCGAAAAGCCAGACGGAAGCGGGAACCCCGCGCGAATCGTGACGCAGGTGCGCGGCGGGTTTATCGGTCCCGAGCGGGAAGGTGACGAGCCGGGAACATTCAAACCCGTGCCGTTCCAGCTCGGCCAGGGTGGCCCCGAGGCGGGTCCGGCCAATGGCGACGCGGAACCCGTTCGCGGTGCGCTCGTGGAATTTCGAGCCGGCAGCGGCGCAGGCATCCATGATCGCGCTGCGCTCCGGCCAGGGTCGGTCAGCATAGGGTGTCATTCTGCGGCCTCCAAATCGTTCAGGGCATGTTGCAGCATGACCGAAGCCATGCGCGGCTCGCCTTCGTCGATGCGCGCCAGCGCGGCAATGATGCGATTGCGGACGTCTGGCGCCCGTTTGTTCCAGGCGTCCATTGCGGCGGCCAGGCGCATCAGCTCGGCGCGTGCGGCGGCGGCCTCGTCGCCATAGTCGCCGTTCCGAGCGATAGCGTCGGCCAGCAGCGGCATGACCGCGGCCCAGCTCGGGCAGATGAACCATGGGCGAGCCGTAATGCTGTCTTTCGTTTCCATGTAATCCCCTTGGCAGTGTCGGCGCAAAACGCGCCCGAGAGAACCCCGCGAGGCTCTCCCGGTCGGGCTTTACTCCAGCTCGGCGGCGTAGTCCTCTAAAGACGTGACTAGTCCGTCGAAGTCCTCAGACGGTCCGAGCATTTCGGCCATGAGGTAGACCGTTCGCGGATCGAGTCCGAGATCAACGGCGAGTGAATCGAGGTATTCGCGGCGGCTGGCGTAGCCGTTTTCTTGGTAAATGGTCATTTGGCAGTGCTCCAGAGTGAGCGGGCGCCGAGGCCCGCGAGGGTTAGCCCGATGATGGCAAGGGGTGCTACAAGGGACAGGGGCGCATGGTCGGCATCAACGGCGGCCATGCAAATGGTGACGCCGAGAATGAGGCGGGTCATGCAATGGCCCTCCGCGCATATGATTCGGCTCGGTCGATGTCGTCGAAAGTTACGCGCTCGACGGTCGCCCCGTCAGTACTGCGAATGATGACGACGAAGGCGTTCGGGGTGTTCAGGATGGTGGCGAACACGTCCGGCCCATATAGTCGGTTGATCTCGTTCGGGTATGTCATGCGGCCATCCAGCCGTGTCCGGGGTCTTGCACATAATCGAGCGTTAGCATGATGCAACCTCCGTCGGAGCAATGCCGACAGATTGCCCGGAGGCGTCGCGCCAATAGACCCGGCGCTCAGGCCAGCCCATGAGCGCTTCGGCATGCGGGTAATACGCTGCGCGGTCGGTGTCGTCGTAATGCTCCGTCTGGCCGGTGCGGGTCAGGATGCCGCTGGAGTCGCGGCGATAGATCGCGTATTGCATTGTGTGTACCTCTTGGCAGTGATCGACGCAAGGCGCGTCCCGGAGTGCCCCGTGAGACACTCCAGGTCGGGTCTTACCTCCAGCCCTGGCGCTCAAGGGTTTCGACGCGATCGCCCCAGGATTCGACGCGGTAGCGTCCGGACCAGTAAGTCAGGGTTGTGGTGTATGTATCGCCGGCGTTCAGGTAGTACAGGGCCGCTTGAGTACCGTCGCGGCGTCCGAGGTCGAATCCCTCAACCCCGAACAATCCCGGGTCGAGCCGGTTTAGCACGGTCAGGCGGAGGTCGAATGTCTTGGGCGGGTGATAACACTCGGAAGCACGGGAGATAGCTTCCGGGTACGTCATCAGCTCCGAGCGGGTCATTTCGAGGATACGGCGGGCTTCGGGTGCGCGGTCGGCAAACACGGTGCGAAGGGTGCGGATGGATGGCAGGCGGGTCATTGTGCGATCTCCCAAAGCTCTGCGAGTCGTGCCCGCGTGATAATTGCGGGATGTTCGGGGCGCACCCAGAATGCCGCGCCGTTATACGTTCCGCGTCCGCGCACGAGTCCGAGCGCTCGTGCGATGCGGTTAGCTTGCTTTAGTGTCATTACATGACTCCAGGTTGGCAGTGGAGTCGATAGGATAAGGGGCGACGGTTGACATGTCAAGCGAAAAACGACTAGGGAAAACCCGAATTAGAAAGTCACATTGTGATCCACTTTCGGCATGATACTTGCTTGCGTGATTCGCTTCAACCTGCTTGGCCGGGCTGTTTCCTGTCTCACATTGTGAGCAGTGTTTCACGTGGAACGACGACACACTGACACACACTATCGCGTCAGGTGTCGGCTCGATGCGGTGCGCTCGTCACGGTACAGCTGCGACCGGGGACGTCATGCGAAGGTTGGTGGCGCGGAACCCACCGGAGGGGCGCCCCCCGCGAGCGCGTGCGCGTGTGCGAGCACGTATACATAGTAATCCGCACACTCGACGCTGACCTCCGCACAATTGATGCTTACCTGTGAGCAATCCGCTCACTCGACGCACACTGTCACTCGTCCCTTATTGGACAGTATGTGTACTGTTGGATGTATGTGAGGTATAGTTTGTTCCCTGGGAACGATGGGGTGTTGTGATGAGTAAGTGGAAGGAAGTGTTGGAGGGTGTAGAGCCGTTGAATCCATTGCAGATACGGGCGTTGGTGGTGGAGCGGTTGTTGCAGCATGCCGTAGATGAGGACATTAGCCCGGCGCAGAGGTTGAAGGCTTTGGGGATGTTGGGGAAGGTGACGGAGGTAGGAGCCTTTACGGATCGTAGGCAGGTGGAGCATGTGAAGGATCCTGGGGTGGTGAAGGATGAGCTTATTAGTGCGTTGAGAGCGGCGTTGAAGAATCCTACGAAAGCGTTAGAGGGGTTGAGGAGGGAGGAGAACCGTGAGGTGGTAATAGACCCCCCTCCCCCTGAAAAAGTGGTAGATGAAGACCCCACCCCCCGGGATAAGTGAAAGTACCCCCTTATGGAAATGACACCCCGGCAAAAGGAACTGTATATAGCTATACAGGAGTTTTGGGATGAGAACGGCTATGGACCCTCAGTGGGGGACTTACAAGAGCTGCTTGGAGTGAAAAGCAGGAACTGGGTGTACTCCACGATGATGAAGCTCGTTGCGAGAGGGCACTGTACGTATTTGAAGAACCAACATCGATCCATCCGGCCGGTCAATGGATAAAGACATTGTTCAGATACTGAAGAATCTGGATGAGAGAAACCTTCCAGATCTAGTAGAACAACTCCCCGCGATTGAACGGGAGATCCTTCTTAATACACTGAAAGAGTACAACCAAGGACTTGAACGAGAACGATCTCAGGTTGACTTCATGGCTTATGTGAAGTCTGTGTGGCCAGGGTTTATACCGGGTAGACATCACTCCATCATCGCCTCGAAGTTCGCCGAGATTGTTGAAGGAAAGAAAAAGCGCCTGATCATCTGCCTCCCACCACGGCATGCTCTTCTCACCTCCACGAAGATCCCAACCGTATCGGGATGGAAACGAATCTCCGAGATCACCGCTGGGGACTACGTATTCGGCCCAGACGGTAAACCCACCAAGGTTCTCGGTAAGTCGGAAGTCTTCAAGAACAGAACCCTATATAGAGTCATCACAGACGATAAAGCCTTCCTCGATGTAGACGGTGAACACCTCTGGACCGTCAGCAACGTGAAATACAAACCCACCACGATGACTACAGAGGAACTCTATAAACGACAAGAAGAACCCGGTAAGAAACTTAGACCACGGCTACCAGACGTATCACCCGTTGAATATCCCGAAAAGAAACTCACGATGGACCCCTACGTCCTCGGCGTGTTTCTCGGAGATGGAAACAGACTCTACCCCTCTGTATCAAACAAACTCAAAGACGCACCGTATATCCGACGCGAGATTCAACGCAGGAAATATAAGATCGGCCGTCAATGGAAATACCACCAGTACACAATAGACAATATCACCCATAAGCTCGCAAAACTCCAAGTGATGCGACGCAAACATATTCCAGAACAGTATCTCCTGGCATCAGTACAACAACGCAAAGACTTACTGATGGGGTTAATAGATGCAAAAGGAGTGGTGAATCTCAAAGGCCAAATCGCTATTGGAAGTGTTAGTAAACAGATGGTCTACGATATTAGCCAACTGTTATCTAGCCTTGGCATCAAACCGCATATTTATAAGATGCGGGAGAAACATCCAGATAAAGACTATGGAGATTATTGGAGAATAATGTTCTATGCGCCGGGATTAACTACTATCCCACGAAAGTTGGCGCGTATGAAACAACACAAGAAAATGGGTAGATATATAAAGATTCAAAAACTCCATATTACTGGTGACGTGCAATGTATTAAGGTTGATCGAGAAGATGGTTTGTTTCTCGCAGGAACAGAATATATCTGTACACATAATACAAAGAGCGAGTTTGCAAGCTACTTATTACCGGCTTGGTTTCTCGGGAAGTATCCGGAGAAGAAAGTAATCCAGTGTTCCAATACGGCTGAACTCGCTGTTGGGTTTGGAAGGAAAGTTAGAAACCTTGTAGACAGTGATCTGTACACCAAGGTCTTTCCAGACGTGAAGTTGAGACAGGATTCAAAGGCCGCAGGTAGATGGTCTACGAATAGAAACGGTGAGTATTTTGCTATTGGTGTTGGGGGTACGGTGACTGGTAAAGGTGCGGATCTGTTGATCATCGACGATCCACACTCCGAGCAGGAAGCGGCTCTCGCGGCTCATGATCCCAAGGTCTACGACAAGGTGTATGAGTGGTACACCTCGGGTCCACGACAGCGATTACAGCCTGGCGGGGCAATCATCGTGGTCATGACTCGGTGGGGAAAACGGGATCTCGTAGGGCAGGTTTTGAAAGCCGCCGCACAGCGCGGTGGTGAAGACTGGGAGGTGGTTGAGTTCCCCGCAATCCTTCCATCCGGCAAGCCTGTATGGCCTGAGTTCTGGAGCCTGAAGGAGTTAGAAGCTCTAAGGGAGGAGCTGCCTAATGGTAAGTGGCAAGCTCAGTACCAGCAGAACCCGGTAGCTGAAGAAGCGGCCGTCATCAAACGTGAGTGGTGGAAGCGGTGGGAGGAAGAGGATCCTCCGGACTGTGAGTTTGTGCTTCAAGCGTGGGATACGGCGTTTGAGAAGAACCAGCGGGCTGACTATTCGGCCTGTACGACCTGGGGCGTGTTCTATAGGAATGATGAGCACGGTGAACCTCAGGCAAACATCATCTTGTTGAACGCCATACGTGATCGAGTGGAGTTCCCGGACCTAAAGAAACTGGTGCTTCAACAGTACAAAGAATGGGATCCGGACTCGGTGGTGATTGAGAAACGGGCGTCTGGTGGTCCGTTGATCTATGAGCTGCGGGCCATGAATGTGATGGTTCAAGAGTTTACGCCTGTAAAGGGGAACGATAAGATAACTCGCCTGAACGCCGTTTCAGACATCTTTGCTTCGGGTCGCGTGTGGGCACCAAACACCTCGTGGGCCGAAGAGGTGGTTGATGAAGTGGCGGGCTTTCCCAACTCGGAACACGATGACTACGTGGATACCGTCTCGTTGGCTCTCATGCGGTTTCGTCGAGGAGGTTACATCCGTACCGCACTTGACGAAGAAGATGAGCCGTCCTACTACCGTAGACGCCCAGCGTTCTACTAAGGAACAAACATGATCGACAAGTCCTTTTATCAAGCACCCCAGGGCACAATTGACTTGGAGGAGCCTGATGTTGAGATCGTTATTGAAGAGCCGGAATCAGTAGCCATCCGATCAGGGGATGTTGAGCTTCTCATTGAAAAGATGGATCCGGACTTCGGTGCGAATCTGGTTGAACTGATGGACCCGCAAGAACTCTCCCATTTGGCCGGAGAGTTGATTGGCGAGTTCGAGATGGATCTTTCGTCTCGCAAAGACTGGATTCAAACGTATGTAGACGGTCTTGAGCTTCTTGGCATGAAGATC